TACTACATGGAAGTTTGGACAAGGTATAAATACAGGCATACCTGGTACAATTTATCAAAATTTGGGGCAATTAATTACATCTACTTATATGTTCCAGCGTTATATTCCTAGATCTAAGTTTAATGGCAATCTTTTGTATATTAAAAATGCAAATGGAATAATGAGCAATTTGGCCATAATTACTAATGAATTTGGTGGACCATTGTATCATAATAAAATGCTTTTTGGTAGTTTGGCTATAGATTACAAAAATGATTCAACTGAGTTTACAATGTGGGAAGTATTTAATAGTGAGTTTGGCTATATAAACAATTTCACTGATTTTGAGAGTTATTTATACAATATTTTGTATCAATTTAATTATCTTTATGAAAATAATTAACCAATGGGATTAGTAAGAGGTGAAGATGTAATACTTAGTGCTTATACAGCAGCACCAGGTGGGCAAGCTTATTACCCATTTGGTTGCGCTAGATCAGTTACATTCGACATATCAACAGACTTTATAGAAACATCAGTTACTGGTTCCGGAGCATTTAAGACATTTATTCCATCAGGTAAGCAATTTAGCGGTAATATTGAGGGACTAGCATTTATAAATAGGCCTGAAGTAGCTGAAACAAGAGCAACTGTAACAATAGATTACAGTATAATATCAGGTTTTTTTCCCTGTCTTGGAGCTACAGCACTTATTAGTGTAGTTGATCCACCAGGTAGCACACTTACAATATGTAATTTAGGAAGTGCATCATATTCTAATTTAGCAGATTATTTATCTGCAATAAATACATATATAAATGCAGCAGGTACTGGTTACATATCTGCAATAGTTGGTAGTACAATTGTTGTAACAGCTAGAACAGGAGTAGGGGCTACAATCAATGGCAATGCTTGTTATTCAGATTATGATATTGATGGTAATGTTCCTCCATCTCCTGGTTTTATAACTGATAATTTTGCAGGTGGCATATCTGCTTATTATCCTGATAAATTAGGCATTGGATGGATGTACGATAAAATAATAACAGGAGAGATTATACAAATAAAATATTATGAAACTGATGATGATAATAACTTTTTACAAAAACTTTGTAATGTTTACATAGAATCAATAAATGAGACATCATCATTTGATAATATAGTAACATTTTCAGCATCATTTAAAGGTAATGGAGATCCAATAATAACTTATGGCGAAATATAAATACATACTAACGGTAATCATTACATTATGTACACTTATTACCTATGCTCAACCGGCACAATATACACCAATGACAGCATCAGGCTATCAGATGAAGCGTTTAAAAGTGGATTCAACATTACATCTACCGAGTTTTTGTGGTGTTCCAACTATTCGTGGTAGTGTAGCAAAAGATGGAGCATTGGCTATAGATACGTGTGGAGGTTATCTTTACATGTGGACAAATCAATTAGGATGGGACACAATAAATGTAACTGTTACTAATGGTGGTGGTAATCAAGATTTGCAAAGTGTTTTAAATAATGGTAATAGCTCTTATAATAAAGATATTAATCTTTTAGGTAGAACATCAGGTAATCAGATTTATATATCACCATTAGACAACAACTGGATGCCATTCATGGCTTTAGGTGATTCCATTGGTGGTGGTATTTATCAGTATACATATCCTCAAGCTACAATTGAGTTTATAAATAAATACATGTCTCAAAAGCTAAAGGGACAAGACAGCATTAGAGCTACGATATATTTACCAACACAAATAATGGATGCTACAGATACATTGGCTAAGCTTAGTGATGTAAGGGCTGTAAGTGGCAATACAATTGACACGACATCACTTTCTAATCGTATCAATAGCAAGCTTTCAATAAGTGATACTGCTTCAATGCTTAGTTCATATAACACAAGAATTAATGGTAAGCTAAATATAGCAGATACTGCAAATAAATTTGTTAATAGATTAACTAGAACACTAGGCACAGATTCAATCATTTATTTTGTAGGTGCTAATAGGTTTGCAATCAAAGATAGTGTGGGAAGTAATCCTGCACCATTTGGATATTATGGTGCATTTCAAGATAATACATCACAAACTGCTGCATCTATTAATACTGCTTATGCTGTAAAATTAAATACAACAGATTTAACAAATGGTGTTACTGTAGTTAATGATGGTAGTAGTAATCCAACAAGAGTTACATTAGCAAATACAGGTATTTACAATATACAATTTTCATTACAGCTTGAAAAAACAGGGGGTAGTGGGAATATGATTGCAGATATTTGGATTAGAAAAAATGGTGTTGACATCCCTTCAACTACAGGTAAAGTGGTACTTACAGGCAGTGCTAATGCTTCTCCAGTTGTTGCAGCTTGGAATTATGTACTTGATTTAGCAGCAGGAGATTATATACAATTAATGTGGGCAACAAGCAATACAAATGTTGAAATAGTAGCTGCTGTTGCTACATCTCCACATCCAGCAATACCATCTGCAATATTAACTGTTACTCAACAAAGTGGAATCATGGCAGGTACAGGTATAACTGCTATAAACTCATTGACAGGTGCAGCACAAACTATAACAACAGGCACAAGTGGAACTGATTTCGCTGTATCTTCTACAGGTACTACACATACATTAAATTTGCCTACTGCATCAGCTACAAATAGAGGTGCTTTGTCATCAGCTAATTGGAGTACATTTAATAGTAAATTAGGAGCATCCGACACAGTTTCTTTGTCCAACAGAATCAACCTTAAGCTGAATATAGCAGATACTGCATCAATGCTAAGTACATACAACACTAGAATAAATGGCAAGCTAAATATAGCAGATACATCAACACTACAGCGCAAATCAATTGCAGCTTATTCATTCTCAGCAAATAACACCAATGCAACGGCAAACGCAACGGCACAATATTTTAAAGATACATCAGGCACTTATACCGGTACAATTACTTGGGGATCATCAGCTCCATCAGGTGCAACAACACATACTTATAGATGGACCAGAATAGGTAATATGGTTACGCTAAATATATCTTTAGTTTATGCAACAGTTTCATCAGGTGCAAATGGTAGTTTTACGGTTGCATTGCCAGCAGATGCACCAACACCGGTAAAGCCAACAGGACTTAATTCGGCAAGTGCTTATTTATATCCTGCAATCGGTAATACAGGGACTGCTTTGACAAATTTAGCTGCTGCTATAAGAGGTGGATTACGTAATAATTCAGGCAATAATGGTTTTGAAATATTTATGTCTTTTACAGCAAGTACAGCCATATATGCTCAAGCGACAGTAACTTATTATACAAACTAATATGAGATACATACGTAGAAAAATAACAGAAATGCCAACAGAGAATAATCGTTTAGTTTATGTAATTGTAAATACAAATGATTGGACTGATACGTTGGAAAATCATCCAAAAATAGTTGAGCAATCTGATTTGTATGAGATTACAGAAGAGCCAATACCAACAGATTTACATTTATGGTCAATAGAATACGAAGGGAATTAAAATTTATATAAAATGGATAATGCACAATTGACAAATGTTCTTATGACTGCAATCTTTGCATTGGTTGCATTTGTAAGCAATATCTTTCTTAAAAAAATGGATAGATTTGAAAAAAAGATTGAGCAGATTTTAATGTCTGATGTTGCTATTAATAAAGATATTGAAGTAATTAAATCAGACATTGACAACCACGAAACACGTATTACAAAACTTGAAAAATAATAATTATGAATAGTTCAATTTTTACACTTAACTCAAATGACTTTATTAAAGGTTTAATCATTGCTGTATTAACATCAGTTGTTACAATCGTTTATCAAACAGTATCTACTGGATCATTGACATTTGATTGGAAGGCTGTAGCAACCGTTGCTTTATCAGCAGCACTTGGTTACATAATGAAAAATTTATTAACCAATTCAGCTGGTAAGTTTCTTGCTACTGAATAAGAGTAATATATGCCGAGAATACAGGAAAAAATATCCTAACTATCCAACTTTAAAGTTGGCTAGGATTGTATATGCTGATAATAAGTTGACATTTAAAGATGTTGAGGATTGTAGAACAACATTAAGGTATATTGAAGGTAAAAGAGGTGGACCATTGTCAAAAAAAGTAAAACATACTGAATTTTATATGACTGAAAGTAGACCAAAAAATCCTTACAATTTACCTGAATCTTATGAAGATAAAAGAGAGCCATATATTTTGCCTACTACTTGCAACAATATTTTACTTATCTCTGATCTGCATATCCCATATCATAACATTGATGCAGTTACTATTGCACTTGATTATGGTAAGCAACAAAAAGTAAACACTATTTTTATTAATGGTGATTTAATTGATATGCACCAGGTAAGCAAGTTTGAGCATGATCCAAAGAAACGAAGTATAAAAGCTGAGTTTGATGCTACAAAAGAGTTTTTAGTGCAATTACGCAAAGCATTTCCAAAGGCATCTATCTACTGGCTTAAAGGCAACCATTGCATTAGATGGGAGAAATTTTTATTGGCTAAAGTAAGAGAAATTTGGGATGATGATTATTTCTTTTTAGAGGAGCGTTTACAACTTAACCAGGTTAATGTAAAGATATTAGATGATAAAGTATTGGTTAAAGCCGGTAAGTTATCTATAACACATGGCCATCATATTTTTAAAGGTGCATTTACACCGGTTAATCCATCGCGTGGCGCATTTTTAAGGGCTAAGCAATCATTAATTGTTGGACACCTACATAGACCATCACACCATCCTGAAACGGACTTAGACGGTAAGATAATTAGCTGTTGGAGTACAGGGTGTTTATGTGAGCTTAGGGCTGATTACTCACCATTGGTAGGTAACACCATGCATGGATTTGCACATTTACAAATTGCTGATGATGGAGATTATACAGTTAAAAATTATTCAATTATAAAAGGTAAATTATGCTAAATAAAGAGAAGGTAATTTTTGAAGATGAATCTTATGATGTTGAAATTGAAAGCCGAGATACTGAATTTATAGCTGCTGCATTTAACTCATTAGGAGCTATAGAAATGTTAGATACTGGCTTAATGAATGAAGATCAGAAGGAAGTCATAACTACAATACAATTTCAGGCAATTGCCATAATTAGCGAATCAATAAATAATATTTACAATGAAGTATTTGATACTACTACTGATAGCAGTAACGACCTGGTCTTGTAATCCAAGCCGAAAACTTGACAAATTAAATAAGAAACACCCCGAACTCCTTGCAAAATTCTGCAAAGATACCTTTCCTTGCATTATTACTGCAATAGATACAGTTACTAATATTGAGTATGATTTTGTAGAGATACAATGTCCAGGTTATAAGGTAAGTAAAAAAGATACAATATGGCTTACTAAAAATAAAACACAATTAATTACTGGTCCTGCAGTTGTTGTAACAGAATTTAAAACCAATACAATAACTAAATCAATAAAAGATAGTGCTGCATTAAAATCATGTGAGCTTGATGTTATAGCACTTAATAAAAAACTAAATGAAGTAAACGATAAAAATACAAAGCTTCAAAATAAAGTAACAGCAAAAAATCGTTGGATAATGTGGCTTATAATAGCACTTTTATTAATGATAATTGGTAACATAATACAACTTAAAAAATGATAGCATCAAAAAATTGCATTAACTTAATTAAGTTATTTGAAGGGTACAAAGCTAAGAGCTATTTGTGTCCGGCATCTGTAGTAACTATAGGATGGGGCAGCACCATGTATACTGATGGGCGTAAAATTAAATTAGGTGATACTATTAATGAGCTACAAGCTGAGGAGCTACTTATGTGGGAGCTAAAAAACAAATCAATAGCACTGCATGGTTTAAACCTTAATCAGAATCAATTTGATTCGTGCTTATCTTTTATTTACAATGTAGGCATAGGAGCATTTACTAAATCCACACTTAGAAAAAAGATTGTTGCTAATCCTAATGATTCTACAATAAAAGCTGAGTTTATGAAATGGAATAAGGCAACTGTAGGAGGCAAATTAATTGAGTTAAAAGGTTTGACCAGGCGCAGAACAGCTGAGGCTGAGCTGTACTTTAAAATATAGTTTTTTGTTTAGTAAATAAGGTAGGATGTTTTTACATCCGGCTAATTTTTAGGGTAGGTTTGATTTTCCCCCGATGTTTCTACATTGGGGCCTTTTTTTTTATATCTATTATGTAAGGTTTAAGCTGACAATAAGGATATAATAAAAAAAAATAAAAAATATTACATAAATATTTGGCTAATTAAAATAACTTTCTTTATCTTTGATTTATCAAACCAAATTTAAAACCTAAAACAAAACAAATGAACCAGTCAACTAAAGACACAATCACCGTAACAATTTGTATTATATTGGCATTACTTGCCGATTCTATTTTTAATCTTTTATAAAAAAAAACATGGAACAAAAAAACAAACGAGGGCGAAAGCTTATCCCTGACAACCAAAAAAAGAAACCCTTATTAATTTATCTATCAGATGATCAGATTACATTATTAGGTGGCCCATCAGCGGCTAAAAACATTCTAACAGATTATTCATTATTTAAAATCAAACAAAATGCAAAAAAAGAGACTATTTCAAATCCATGATTTTGTACTTAGACATGATAATATAATAGTACAAATTTATGAGAATAACTACATTGAAAATACACTAACAGTACCTGTACATGCATTTGTACAATATTTGTTAAGACATGACCGTCTATACTTTGAGACACAAGATATTAGCACTGGTACTTTAGTTACTAAATCATACCATTTAACTTTTGACAATTACTGGGATGAGATGGATCTAGAATATAAAGAGCAGGATATTTATGACTTCATCATTTGCACTTGTGTTGATTTTACAAAAGCTGTAGATGAAGTAATCATAAGATTTGGGAATAATTTAAGTAATTATTTATGGTAAAATATTTAAAGAAATTATATGACAAACTATTTAAATCGACAGAAGAAATTGAACACCAAAAAAAAGTGGAGTTCTTTAATAGACTTGATAATAAAACAACAAAGACAGGAACGAATTTTAAAACAAAACAACCCTCAAATAAAACAATATGAGCATATACTTTATAGATACTAATCAAAGACAAATTACATTTACTGACAACAGGTTTTACACAACTGACTCTAATAAATTTGTACCATCAGTTACAACCGTTCTACAAGCTTATCCAAAAGACGCACATTTTTACTCCTGGATAAAACAAGTTGGTGAAGATGCTGATACCATTAGAGATGAAGCCGGCAGACGTGGCTCAATCGTTCATAGCCTTACTGAGCGTTATGATGCTGGCGAAGAGGTTAACTTATTAGACAATGGAGGCAATATTAACTTTAAAATGTCTGAGTGGACCATGTTTGAGCGTTATGTTGAGTATAGGCAACAAGTCCAACAAGAGATAATGTTTAGCGAAATTAACCTTATCAGTGAGCAGTTAGGCTACGCTGGAACAGTTGACCGTATTGTCAATATAAACGGCAAAACATACCTGATAGACATTAAAACATCAAATAGTATTTACGATTATTATTGGCTACAATTAGCAGCTTATAATGAGCTGATAAAAGATGCTTACCAATCAAAGCACGTTATAGATCATGTGGCAGTTTTGTGGTTAAATGCTAAAACTAGAACAGCAGGTAAAAATGGTGCTATTCAGGGACCAGGTTGGCAGTTGATAGTTCGTGAAGATAGTGAGCGTGAAAATGACTTGAAACTATTCAAGGCAACAAAGCTTTTATGGGATGCACAAAACTCAGATATGAAGCCAAAAATTAAAACTTATTCATTAACACATAAACTTTAAAAACATGAACAATCAAATTATTTTAGAATTTAATGAAGAAATACAAGGCTTTCATTATAATCATATAGTTAATGGTAAACCGCAAAGTCCAATAAATACAAATGGTTACCAAAAATTAATGGTATGTAGAAATTGTGATGAAGCCGATTTATTTACTGATTTTTTACATATTCAATATAGAGAAAAAGATGAAAAAATAACCATTTATAATGCTTTGAAAACAATAGAAAATTTATGCGGTTTTTTAGCTGGTTATAACAATTTACAATGCTGACATCATACTGTCATATTTAAACCAATGGGATCAATAATTAAAAATTCTGCTATCTATCTTACCATCAGTGATGGTAAAATCTGCAGACGTGTGCAATCTCC